GGTGATTTAGTGTACGGCATCAGTTACTCCCATTGTAAACACACTCTATGACCGCGCAGTGCCTACGGCATAATCCACTTGGTCGTGCGTTCCATATATCGTTGTCATGTGCGACTTGCATACGTTTATAGTTAGCTAACCACTTATCCCATAGGTCTGTCAACATGTCTATTGTGTATTTTGCTTTTATAAATTTGTTAGCAACGACAAACATCAAAGCCGCGTTGACTTGTTCCACTGCGGGAAAGTGTTTAAATGTAGCCATCGCCATAAGCTCCAGTTGTCCTTTGTCCGCATATTCTGCGTTACGTCCAGTCTTATAGTCTACCACCCATGCTTTTGTGTCGTCAACTATTACCAAGTCTGCTATGCCACGCCACCACACGTTTTTGTCTTTGAACCCACAAGGCTCAAGCTCTGCGGTCAAACCCATACGCATCTCTGTAAACTTGTTACCCTGTCTGCGTCCAAGTGCTTCGAGGGGACCTCTGAGAAAGGCAAACCTATCTGGTATTGGTGTTCCATCACGTATGAAGTCCTCCGCTACAGCATGCAGTTCCGTGCCGTAACGCATCGCCTCTGTGTGTGGCTCTTTATAATCTTTAGCTATTTTCATATGGTAGAACTGTTTGGGGCATTGTTCAAACGCCTTCATTCTACTATATGACCAAGGTGCTATACTCAATCACATTCTCCATAAGATTTTCCTGTCCCCGACTCACAATCTATCGGTAAACCCTCTGCCCATTCTGGTGGCTGACGCATACATTCTTCGACGTATTGCTGTGCCTCGTCCACCTCTTCGTCTTTGACACAACACGCAATACTGTCATGCACTGTCAAGACAACTCTGTACCTCTTTGCTATTTGTAACATTTGTTCACCAATAATGCAACGAGCTATCGCTTGGCATACATTCTCTATTATCTTACCCCCATATATTCTGGTGCGACCGCGCCTTGTTTTGTAGTCAAACTCCACGCCCTTGTCTGTAGTGGTAAACTGTAAGTCGTCATAGCGTAAGTGTAGTCCAGAGGGTAGAAGTATCTTGCCATCTTCTACAAACAAAACACCATACAGACCAAACGTGTTACCATCTTTTAGGAACAACTGAGCGTCACGCCACAGTTTATTTATCTTGTGGTTTGTTTCTCTGTATATCTTTATGACACGTCGTGCTTCATGTAGCTCCATGTCAAATCCAAATGTCTTAAGTTGGTCTTGGAACTTCTGCGCTCCCATGCCATACCCTGCGCCTAGAATTGTAGTTTTACCAACAAATCGTTGGTCTTTCGTAATTTCGCTTTCTGCTACACCGTATATTTTTGATGCCATCTTCTTGTAAACATCTTCACCCTTGGCAAACGCCTCTGTCAAATCGTCTTGTTCGGCAAGCCACGCCAACACTCTTGCCTCTATCTGTGCCGAATCCGCATCTATTATAGAGTATCCTTGTGGTGCAATTATGCCACGCTTTAGCATGTTTGCGTTCGTGCCACGGCTTGGCAAGTTCTGTAAATTTATCTTATCATCACCGCCCCAACGTCCTGTATGAGCCGCGTAATATCTAACAGGCACGGGTAAAGTGCCTCGTTTTGCTATGTCTATGAATCTTTGCGTTCGCGTTTCTTCAAGTGTGCTTTTATTACCCAACCTGGCCGCAACAAGTGATTGAACTCTCTCGTCCTGATGTGTTAACAGGCGTTTGAACTCTTCGTCCGACTTCGCAAAAGCCCATGTCTCCTTGCCTGTGGTGGGGCTTAACTTCTTAGGTGGCTCTACGTCATATGCAGCAAGTAACTTTGCAAACTTGTCGTTACTCATCAAATCTTCTTTTGATGCACGAGCGTCCATCAGTAGTTCTTCCTTACGTTGACGTGTGTTGCTGAGATGGTCTTCTAACAAGTCCAGATCCAGATCCAAAACAGGCTCTACAAACATACGCAGTGACAAGTCAATAAGCTTAAGTTCTTTCTTTGGGAACCCCTTCGCCATGATTGTAAACAAGTCGTATGTCAAGTCCACGTCATTGACAGCATAGTCACCCAAGCGTTCTAGTTCTTCGTCGGTAAAGTCTTGTCTATGTTTGTCGAGAGTGTTCTGTATCTCGTCACCCTTCTTACCCACGCCATACTTTTCTGACAATGCTTTTAACGATACGCTCTCCTCAACTCCGTTGACGGCTCTCGCTATGCAAACTGTATCAGTATAAGCACGAGGTTTAATATCAAATACCCAAGAGAGGATAGCACCATCAAACATAGTATTGTGAGCCAATACCATCGCGTTGTTCCAGTCGTGCCTCTGTAAGAATGTCTTAAGTTGTTCCTGTGTACCACTTGCCCACTCCGTTATTCTGTTATTAACTTTTATAGCGACCCCAAGCACTTCAAACCTAGGGTCGCGTACGTATTCTTCCGTTGTCAGTTTCTTTAAAGAATACTCTTTGTTGTAGTATGTTTCAAAATCAAGAGTGATTAAGTCCACTATTCTTCTCCTTCACAGCGCATTCGTATTCGATACCGACGTACGCCATGTTATCTATGTAGTGATCTTTTTTCAACGGACTTGTTTGTCGCCTTGCTAACTTCGTCGCCTGGTGGACCAGAGTGATGTCTCTTGCTGTAAGACGTTGTCCTGTGATGGCATTATAGATGCGGGCGATATGTTCGTGGTTGTCCACAGCATCACCATAGTCTTTGTTACGAGTTGTAGCTGTAAGGCTCGACGCTTCATCAAGTAGCTGACAGCGGACAGGGGGTTTGGACTCGGCTATGATAACTTCTTTTGGTGTACCCGAATCATTGATTAGTTTCAAAGCATATCCGTACGATACCTTACACGCCTTCGCTACTTCTTTGGGCGTTGCAAGCCTATTTTTGAGTACATACTTCCATACTCTTTCTTTCTTAGCAATTTTACGCATTTAGATTTCTCCTCTTCTCTTATTTGTTGTAGTAAATAATCTCTGTGCAACTTGGCATTCTCTCGTGCCTTTTTCAGTCGCTCAGATACCTTTCTAACAATAACAGTCATTTCTTCTTACCCTTATTGTTAAACTGGTCAGGTTGAATGAGACCCTTCGCAATGTCACGTCTTATCATGTCTTTATACTTCTTGACTACCTCTGGCTTGAGGTGACGCACCTGCTTTAGTCTTTCATCTTTGGCAATCGGCTTTAGTTTGAACTTGTCGTTAAAATCATCTGTCATTTCATAAACTCTGGTTTTGGTAATGGTATTCTAACTTCTGTTATAAAGTTGTCTACCTCTACGCAGTTTGCTTTTCCGATTATTGGGTCACGCACTTGGTGTAGGCTCTGTGCTACATACATGCACGTTTCGTGGTCGTGGAAGTGAACCCTACCCATTTTTATGTGGTGATCTGTAATGTCAGGGACTAGCAATAGATGTAATACATAGTAAGTTGTTTTCATGTCTCTCTCTTTCTCTTTGGTTGCCCCCCTTCTACGAGGGGGGTCTAAGTTTTTACATGCACTACCATGATGAAGTTACAGGGAAGGATATATGATAAACCTGCCTTCATTGCAGTGGATTTCGATTATAATATGCTTACATGTGTCCTCAACGCTCTCACTGCTTACGTCCTACCAAGACAAAAATATTAAAAAACTTGGTAGATTATTCGTATTGAACTGGGAAGTCCATTTCTATTTGTTCGGGTTTGGGGTCTATACCTTTTAGTATGTTCTCTATATCCATCATGTTATCTTCATTAACCACACAGGCTATGCCTCCCGCTCCACCTATGTCTGATAAGTTCTTATCCTGTAATGCTGTAGGCTTGTTCTTTCCTGACTTACATTCAAACGCAAAGAAGTTACCTCTATGGCAACCAACAATATCAGGCACTCCGCTACGTCCATACCCACCTGTTACAGGGTAGAAGTAATACGCTCCTAACTTCTTAAGCTGTTCGGTTACTTTCTTTTTTACTTTTGCCTCTGGGGTCATTACCATCATTGCGTCATATCCTTTCAAAAACTGGTGTCACTGGTTTCTGAGGGTGAGTCGCCCCACCCCCATCAGTTAGTAACACAACTAACTGCTTTCTTTTAATTTAATGTAGAACTCGCTATCGCTTGCTCTGTATCCTATATCTGATTTATAATCCAGTTC